TCCCGCGTGCTTACGGAAACAGTGTACTGAAGCCGGGCGACTCCACGCAGATCCGGACCATCGCCCGCGACCGCGCTCTGCGTGCCCGTGAGCCGCAGATCCTTTGCTCCCAGGCCAAGCGTCGGGTCCGCCGCGAGCGCGGCCTCGACCTGCTCCGCGATGTTATCCAAGACGTCGTCAACATCTTCGGCGGCGCTCGCAACTGCGACGACATTGACCACTTGCTCGCGATTCTGAATGCGAGGCCGGACCGGGCCGCCGGAGCCGTAGCTCACGGACTCGCGCGGCGTCTCGACGATCAGCGCAGGCAGCTCGTTGTCGCGCAGTTCGCGCACGCGGCTCGTGAACACGCGGTCACCCGTGCTCGGCAGACCTGCGAGCCGTGCAGCTACAGCATCACGAATGGCGCGGCGGACGTGCATCGGTCAGACGTTCCCCAATTGCAGTTCGCTCATACCTTTGCCATCCCGCTTGCAAGCCACAATGCGCCACGTCTTGCCGCCGACTGTGATGCGGTCCTCGTCGCTGTCGCCTGCGTTCGGTGCGTCCACGGTCGCGACCCAGGCCGTGGGACGCGTGTCCTCGATCTGCACTCCGACCGCGTCCGTCTGCGCGTACGCACTGTTGAAGATCGCCGCGATTTCGCGCGGCTCACCGCCCGCTTCGCTGTACAGCGCGGGCTCGCGCTCGCCGAATGTGCGCAGGAAAATTCGCGGGAGCGGGCGGAACAGGGGCGCGGGCATTATGCGGCCTCCTGGAGTGCGGCGACGAGTGTCGCGTAGCGGCCCGTCGGCAGAGCGGCCACGCCGCCGTCAATCGCAACGGTCGGAACAGCAACGTCGTTGATGCCGTCGATTCCGTTGTTGCCGTTGTTACCCCAAACCCATAACCGTCCCGCCGAATCGAGAGCCATTCCGTGCTCCGAGCCAGCAAGAACATCGACGAACGCAACGCCGGAGGGCGTCACTTCGACGGGAGACAGGACAGAACCTTCTACGGTCCGGCCGTTCCCTAGACGACCACTGATTTGACGTCCCCAGCTAAACAATGTGCCGCCCAGCTTGAGACCATGAGAGTGCTCAGTCGCAGTGGTGCACGTCCGCCAAGTCGTATCCGACCCGACTTGTTGCGGAGTGGTGTAGAGCCCCCCGTCCCCCAGGCCGAGAAAGCCATGCCCCGAGCTGTCGTTCCCCCAGGCAAAGAGGCGACCACTGCGGATCGCCAGAGAGTGCGACCATCCTGCCGACACGCACCCCCAATCCGTGTCAGCGCTCACTTGCTGAGGGGTCGGGACCTCGCCGCTGGACGAGCCGAGGCCGCACTTGCCGCCCGTGTTATCACCCCAGGACCACAGCGTGCCATCAAACCTAATCGCAAGCACGTGGGAATCGGCGCTGATCGTGCGCCAGGAATCAGAGCCGACTTTCGCCGGAGAGCTTCTATCCTGAGACGATCCATCCCCGAGAATTCCGGAAATTGCCCGACCCCAGCTCCAAAGGGATCCATCCAGCTTGATGGCAAACGAAGCCGCGCGCGCCGCGCACACGCACAGCCAGTCGTCGTCGAATCCCACTTGCACGGGTGCAGCTCGGGCAGTCGTCGTACCGTCGCCGAGCTGACCGAACGCGTTGTTCCCCCAAGACCACAGCGTGCCGTTGTCCGCAATGGCAAGGCAGTGAGAGCTTCCATTCGAGATCTGCTGAAAGCGCTTAGCTGCGACCACTGGATCGGACGGCGGCTTCAGCGGAATTGTGTAGGTCTCGCCGTTCGCCTGAAGCGTAGTATCAAATACATTGCGCCCGCCGAGCACTAGCGCGAGCGCTGGCGCCGCGGACCCGCGCGGCCCGAACGCGAAGCCGTTGAATCCGATATCGAGGAATCCGAGCCCGCCGATCCAGCTCATGTCAGCCCCGCTACGAGGCGACGCCGAGCGCGGGCAGTATGAAGAGCGCGCCGTCGGAAGACCCGGCGGCAATCACAGCAACCTTGTGCCCGGGCGTGATAGCTAGACTGAATTTCTTGCCCTTTGGCAGGAAATCGGAACCGTCGTCGTCCGCCGCAACCGGATCCATGCCGACGGCATAGAAACAATCGACGGTAGGCGTGATCGTGATCACACGCGCATTAATAGTCGGGCTCTGCGTGCTGACGATTCCGATAGCAACGCGCACCGAAGCTCCATACCGCACAACCGGAAGCGGGTTGAAGCCCGGCCCGGCCAAGGCGGCGTCAACAAGAGTTTCGTGTGCCACGGTCGGTGCTCCTGCTCCGATTGTGAGAGGCTCCCCGGGGCGCCCAGGCCCCGGGGTTGATCGCTGGATTAGGACTTCGTGATCTTGACGATCGCCCGCGGCCGAGTGACGTACGAGAGGTGATTGCTCTCGGTGTGCAGCTCGACACCCTTGCCGTGTCTAAGGGGCTCGGCTGAGCTGTAGAGCGGCAGGCCGACCGTGTTCGCGGCTTCGATCGTATCGGCCGGAGCGTACCGCGTCTGGTACAAACCCTCAGCCACTGGGCACAGATACGCTTCGTCGTCGGCGATGAATTTCGTCGACCCGACCTTGCCGCGGTTGTAGCTGACGACCGTGATGTCGCTGGCGATCTTGAAACCTCGACGATTGTCGTCGCGCAGGGCGGCGCCGTCCTGCCAGCGCTCGTAGGCCTTCTCGATCGTCGGGTGGCCCACAAAATCGTGGAAGATCGACTTGCCGCACACGAGCACGTACCCGTCAGCGATCAGCTCGCCCAGCTCATCCTCGCTGGCCTCTTTGGCTTCGATCAGTTTGTTGACGACCTTCGTGGTCGCCGTGTCCAGCGCGATCGTCTTCGTGTTCTGAGCGACGCCGAACTCCGCGTGCCAGTCGTAAATCACGCTGCCGTCGGCGTCGAGCAGCTTGCCGGAGATCGCACCCGCGCGGGCGTATTCCCAAGTCGCCTGATGCGACCGCGCCATGTCGGCGAGCCGTTCGTCGCGCTTCTGCTCGACGGTTTCCATTGCATCCTCGGATCCGAATTGGCGGACGCCCTGCACTTCCGCGGCCAGGATAGTGGCCTCGCGCGGATAGTGCGGAACCAGGAAACTGCGCGCCTTCCGGGCCGCCCTCTTCTCTTGGCTCGCGGGCGCGCCGCGCGGAGCGGTCGGGACCAGGCTCAGGACGCCCTCGCGCTCCTCGACGACAACGGAAATCGTGTTGACGCCCTGAGCATTCCACGGCAGCCACTGACTCAGGCCGCGGGGAACGTAGGGGACCTTGTTCACTGCGCTCGTGAGCGAAGTGAAGCTGAACAGGTCGCTATCGAAAACGTTGACGAGCATCGGATTCTTCTCCCTTCAGCTCACGAGTTACCGGGCGATGACGCCGTTCTCCGCGAGATCGGCGATTGCGGCGTCGATGTCCTCCTGTGCCGTGCCGTCGGCGAAGATCAGCGCATCCGCCTGAACTTCGGCGTCCCGGCTAATCACGGCGGCATCGACCTCGGCGGCGGTCGCGTCGGTGCGGCGGCACAGGATCGCGGCCGCGGTCTCCAAACCGTTCGCGGCGCCGGGGTCGTACGGTGCGTACGCGCCGTTCGCGGTCACCCTGCCGAGCACGGTGCCCGCCTCATAAACAAAGCCCGCGACGAGCGTCACGCGATCCCGCGCACGCGCACCGTTCGCTTCGCTGATGATGAAGCCCTCGTCCCGCGGGCCTTGAGTAAGAGTTGCCATCTACGTCTCCCTGGCTACTGGCGCGCGTTCAGGCGCGAATAGATTTCCCTGGCGTCGATCTTCGCGGTCGACCTCGCGCCCGAGGCCTGCTCGGCTTCGGTATCCGGGCGACTGGTGATCTCTCCCACGCTGTCGGCCCGCTCGACGAGTGCACGCAGAAGCGTGTCCTTCGCATTTGCAAGGGACACGTTCTTTTTCACGAGCTCCTCGCCCAGCTCACGAAGACCCGCCTTGCGCGCGAGCGTGCGAATCTCGGTCAGCTCTCCGAGCCGCTTCTCGGCATCCTCCAGCGACGCGCCGGATTCGATGAGGCTCGCGGCGACCTCGGGGAATCCGGCTTTCGCCGCAGCCCGCGTAATCGCGGCCGCGTTCGCGCGAGCCTGGGCGACCGGGTCCGCGGGTTCGTCGTCGGTCTCACCGTCGGCATCGGATTCGGTGGAGGCCTCCTCGGCGTCGCCGTCGGCATCCTGAGCTTCGTCGCTCGGCTCGGCGTCGCCGGAGGAGGAATCTACGACGCGGACGGCAACGTCGTGCTCGTCGTCCGCGGCTCTGACTACGGCCGCGGGGTCGGCGCCGACGGGAACTAGTGAGATTTCGAGAGCCTGCCAGTCTGTCGCGCGGGCGACTGGCGTCTCGTCGCCGCGAACTTCGATATCGTACTGACGGACATCGTAGCCGATCGACACCTGACCGAGCACGCCGTCGAGTATGTCGCGGAGAGCCTCCTCGGCGGCGGACTTCTTGCTGAATCGAATCGTCGCGATGAGCTGGTCGCCATCGATGCGATGACCGACCACGCGGCCGAGGACCTTCGTAACCGAGCTGTTGTCGTGCGCATCGAGGACCGGAGCGTTGGCGAGCCGAGAATCGTCAAGACCCTCCATCGTAAGGATCTCGTCGAACTCGCCGAAGCCAATGGCATCTAGATAGCCAAAACGCCGGACCGGGGTCTCCGAGGATGCGACGACTTCTATGGTGCGCGCTTCCTCATTCCAGGACTCCGCACGCACCTCAGCGGCGCGGGCAACGCGCGTCATGCGCACAGTCTGGGGCTTTGGATTCTTCGACTTCGACATTCGGCCTCTCCGCGGACAGAGGAATCTCTGTTCGGGGCCGAGGATTGGCTGCAAGTTTGCAAGAAACAAACGGCGTCAAGAAGAAAGTTAGGGCCGGGAGCAACCAACTTGTGCGATAGTTCGATATACCTGGATTGCGGCGCCCATCTACGAAGGGGCGACCCTAATCCGCTTCCCCCAGCTCGTCCTCCTTAGCCTCGGCTAGCTTCTCTACTGCCTCCAGCACAGCGGCCTCGATCATTTCTCTGAGGACGTCGGCCGCTGCCGATTCCTTCGGCTGCTCGCCTTCATATCGGTACGCCGTGTACCGGAGCCCGAGCGCCTCCGCCGCCGCCTTATGCTTGGCGTTCTCCAGATCGATAAGTGCGATATCGTCGCCGAGCTCAGCGGCCACGCGCTTGCGCGTCGTGATTCCGAGATTGATCGCCTTCTCCCACGCGGCCACTTCTTGCACCGGATGCACATGCCGCCGCGGGGGCATTGTCCATTCGCATGCGAAATAGTCGCGCGGATCCGCACCCTCGGGCGGAACCCATGCGCCGGAGGCGATGGCGACCGCAACGAACCGCTTCCAAACTGGTTTGCAAAACTGCCTTTGGAGAAGCTTCTGCCACTGCTCGACGTGGCGGTAAAATTCCATAAGCGCCACACGGTGAACGCGATCCGAACCAAGCTTAGCCCAATCGCACGTCAACATTTCAACAGTCTGATTCAGACTGGCGGCCACGAAGCTCAGGTTCGCACGGCGGAAAATTTCGAAGTTGCCGCCGACGTCCTCGGGTTTCGAGAACTGGACTTCGTATCCCGGCGGAAGCTCAACGAAAGTCCCTGGCTCCATCGGCTGCAGAACGACATCCTCATCCTCGGTCGGCTCCGCGCTTGGAACCGCACCGCCATCGTCGTCGATGGGCTTGCGATAGAATCCGCCGAACAGCGCGGCAGTCTTCTTTCG